TCTTCCGCACCGCACGTACCGTAGAATCATTCAGAATCCATACAGCATTCTTGCGGTAAGGTGCCTTAAGGCTATAATAGAGATCGATGATCTCATCCGCAGTAATGGTCTTCTCACTGGCCGCAGTTACACCAATATCGGCACCGCCAGTAGCATTAAGAATACCGGTAGGCTTCTTGCTGCCATCACCGACAATGAACGCTTCCTCTTCCTTTGCACCGATTCGGCGTGCAAATTCATCCTGGAAGTACCGCTCCAGATCAAAAGCAGAATCGTTCAGGAGTTCTTCAGAAACCTTGATAATAGTACCGACCTTGTGTGCATCGATCTGTTCCTGGCCAAACACATCATCGCTCTCACCATAGGAACCGTTCTCGTCAATCCAGCTTGCATTGCCCTTCGTGCGGACAACTGGAATCTTGTGGACGCCGTTGGAAGTCGTGAACACATGTGCCAGAGAGCGGATCGCGCCCTCCTCTTCAAGACCGGAAACAAGGGTATTCTCGAACTCATCCGGGACGAGATAACCACCCTCAGAATCAACGCCCTCAGACAACGCATTCTTTACTTCAAAGGTAATGCCATTGCGGGAACGAACCTGATTCCAGAAAGCCTTGTTGTAGGAATCGGCTGCGGTGCCAATCTTGGTATCAGGCTTCACAACATTTTCAGGCTTCTGAGTGATAGGAGCAGAAACGGGTGCTGCCATTTCACGCTCCATTGCTTCCAGACGCTCCTGTCGGTCAATCTCATGGCCAAGATTTACGATATCCTGCTCCAGAGCATTGTAGGTCTCAACATCCTGCTCGGAAAGGATGCCCATTCCATTGCGGTGGGCAGTAAGAAAGGCCTGTGCCTTGTCCCATGCTTTTGCGCGCTGAGTGCGCAGTTCATTTAACTTACTCATAATAAAAATCCTCCTTAAGGTTTGATCAGATTGAGCCGACTCATCAGCTCATCGTAGGTTTTGCCTGCGGCTGCAGGCGTGTTGTTTGAAGCGGCGATCTTTGCAGCCTCTGTCGGGTCCTTTGCCTTCGGTTTATAGTGGGCAGTCAGCTTATTCACCAGGACCTGTTCCACTTCTTTTCCTGAGAAGGCATACGCAGAAATATCTGCCTCTTCCTTTTTGGTATCGGTAAGGATGTCATCCGCGAAGCCAAGTTCGATGGCTTTTCCGGCATTCATCCAGGTTTCCGAATCCATAAGGTGGGACAGCTTTGCGCGGGACATGCCAGTCCTGATCTCGTAGGCATTGATGATGCTTTCCTTGACCTCATCCAGCATTTCGATGGCTTTTTCCATATCCGCATGATTGCCGTAAGCCATGGTCATGGGATTATGGATCATCATCAGCGCAGTCGGTGCCATCAGGACCTTTGTGCCGGCCATGGCAATGACTGATGCTGCGGATGCTGCAATACCGTCAATTTTGATAGTTACATCGTCCTTGTAATCCATCAGCATGGTATAAATCTGGCTTGCTGCAATGCAGTCACCGCCTGGGGAATTGAGCCAGACAGTGACAGGTCCTTCGCCAGAAAACAACTCATCGTGGAACATCTTCGGTGTGACATCATCGTCAAACCAGGATGTTTCCGCAATGGTGCCATAGAGTTCAAGAACTCTTTCTGTCCCGACCTCTGCTTGGTTTTTCCATTCCCAGAACTTCTTCTGTTTGTTCATGGTCATCCTCCATTTCTTCTATATTTGCATAAGCCGCCCCTGCCATCGTCAGGGGAAGCATATTGCCGTTTACAAGGTAGAGATCCCCGCCAAGCTCAGACGGAATTCGGTCAAGGTTTTCCAGCTCACGGATGTCGTTGGCTGACATCCAGCCGTTCTGTCTTGCAGTCGCATAACCGCTCATTCTGCTTGCGTAATCTCCACGGAGCAAGCCTTCTACATTGAATTTGAAAAACACTGTTTTCTTTTCCTCTTCAGATAAAAGCGTTCGATACAGCGCCTGTTCCCAGCGGATAACCCAAGGATCCAGCGTGTATTTCACAAATTCAAGGGACTGCTGCTCAATATTAGAAAAACTCGACTTTTCAAGGTCTCCCACCATATGAGGTGGGATTCTGAAAATTCGAGCGATTTCATTGATCTGAAATTTTCTTGTTTCGAGGAACTGTGCCTCGTTGGGTGAGATACTGATTGGTGTATATTTCATCCCTTCTTCCAGAACAGCGACCTTATGGCTGTTTCCGCTGCCGCCAAACGTAGAATTCCAGGAATCACGAACCCTCGCAGGGTCTTTTAAGGTTCCCGGATGCTCCAATACACCGGATGGAGCGGCACCATTGGCATAGAATTTACTGCCATACTCTTCTGCTGCAATCGCAAGTCCGATGGCATTTTTAGCCATAGCGATGGGGCTGTAGCCTACAAGACCGTCAAAGCCCAGTCCCGGAATATGCAGCACATCAGAAGGGGACAGGATCACAGAACCATTTTCCATAGTAGGTGCGTCCTCACTGGACTTGGTGTATTTATAGTACAAACGTCCGTTTGTATCTCGATCTACGGTCATTCGGTCAGGCATTAGGGGATAGAGGGCAATCACCTCGCCCTTTCCATTGCGAATAATCTGCGCATAGGCATTGCCCCACAAAAGCAGATGTGTCATAAGCGTCTCTCGGAAAATAAAAGAACTCATCTCCGGGTTCGGCTCATCATGCAGGAGGCGGTAAAGCGGATGGGCGAGTGCTTTCTCCTTGCCGCCGCTGTCTGTGTACACAAAGGTATTGAGAGGCAAACTTGCAATCGCCTCCGACAGGATACGGACACAGGAATATACTGCCGTCATCTGCATGGAAGTTCGTTCATTGACGTGTTTTCCGGAAGTGCTTCCTCCCATAAAGAAGCTGTAGGTGCTTCCGCTCGTTCTGTTTACGGGAGCATCCCGTGTACGGAATAATCCGCTGAAAATCCCCATATTGTTTCACTCTTCCTTTCTCAGAATACGAGGAGTCCACGGGTATCGTAGACGCTCTCGCTCGTGTCGTTGCCGCAGCGGATTGCTCGGTCAAGTGCCATGATGCAGGCAATCGCACCATCAATCTTCTCTGTACTCTTGGCTTTGTCTGCCTTGATATTTCCGGCGGGATCGGTACGGATGAATATGTTGTCCATGTTCCATCTAAGAACTGGATGTCCGCCGTGTGCCAGTTTCTTTTCCAAGGTCAGCTTCATCAGTTCCTTAGTCGGAGGAGACATGGACGCAAAGCCCTGTCCCATCGGCACCACCGTAAATCCCATGCCTTCTAGGTTCTGTACCATCTGCACCGCACCCCAGCGGTCGAAGGCGATCTCACGAATGTTGTACTTCTCACCGAGCTTCTCGATGAATTTCTCAATAAATGCGTAATGGACTACATTGCCTTCCGTGGTCTGGATGTATCCCTGCCGCTCCCACACATCGTAAGGAACATGGTCACGGTTTACCCTTAAGGTCAGCGTATCTTCTGGAAGCCAGAAATACGGCAGAATATAATAGGGTTCATCATCCTCTTCGGGAGAGAACACCAGGCAGAAAGATGTAAGGTCTGTCGTACTGGAAAGGTCAAGACCGCCGTAGCAGACACGCCCTTCCAGGTCTTCCGGGTCTGCGGGGAATGCACAGGCATCCCACTTATCCATCGGCATCCATCTGACAGACTGCTTCACCCACTGGTTTAGTCTCAGCTGACGGAAGGAGTTCTCTTCGCCGGGATTCTGCTTTGCAGATTCACAGGCCGCTCTGACCTTGTCCATGGTGATGGTCTCACCAAGAGACGGATTGGCTTTCTTCCATACCTTCGGGTCTGTCCAGTCCTCATCCATTCCGGCACCATAGATTACCGGGTAGAAAGTCGGGTCATTCTTTCTGCCCTCGATAATGTCCTCTGCCTTCTGATGCAGTTCATAGCAGATGGAATTGGTATCTGTGCCTGCGGTGGTGATCAGGAAATACAAAGGCTGTTCTCTGGCATCACCGGAACCTTTGGTAAGGACATCGTATAATTTTCTGTTCGGCTGGGCATGAACCTCATCCAGCACAAGACCCGATACATTCAAACCGTGCTTGGTTCCGACTTCCGCTGAAAGCACCTGATAGAAACCGTTATTTGTTCTGCAGGCGATACGCTTGTTTGCCGTCAGTATCTTGCTCCTTCGCTCCAGCGCAGGTGTCAGCCTTACCATCTGCGAAGCAACATCCATAACGATAGATGCCTGCGCACGGTCAGCAGCCGCACCGTAGACCTCTGGGGAAGCCTCACCGTCACCAAAGAGCAGATACAGTGCAATGGCAGCTGCAAGCTCACTTTTTCCGTTTTTCTTTGGTATCTCGATATATGCGGTCGAGAACTGTCTGTGTCCGTCTGGCTTTAAGATGCCGAAGACATCACGGATGATTCGCTCCTGCCATGGCATCAGGATGAATGGCTTTCCTGCCCATCGTCCCTTGGTATGGCACAGGCATTCGATGAAGCTGACCACATAGTCGGCTCTGGCCTTGTCATAATGAGAGGTCTTTGCCATGAATCTGGTCGGCTTGTAGTTTTTCAGTTTTCCCATGACTGCACCTCCTTCGGGCATAAAAATAACCGCACATCGGCGGTTTCAAAAAGCATGAGAAAAAGGCTGAACCAGCCAGCCCGTTTCCCATAGGTGTATTTCCTTGTTCTTATCGGATGTTTCTGTGGATGGTTTCTAGGATCCTTTCCTGCTCCTCCTTATCCACGCCGATGCTCTCCAGTGCTTCTCTGACACCGCAGTCAGGACAGATCAGCGTTTTGTTATCGTCCCGGCTGAGCGCAGGTCTGCCCTCATAAGGCAGTCCGCACTTAGGGCAGATGCCCTTTAGTAATTGATTCCCCATGTCTTCAGTGCCTCCTCCTTTGAAAAGTCATATGCGTCTGCCAGAATGTCTTCATCAAAACCGAAGTCTGCGTAACCTTCCCGGCAGGTTTCCACATACTGAAATGATGGGATACCGAAAAGCCTGTCCTCATGCATGATATACACGAAGGCTCTGACCTTTCTAAGCTTCTTACTGACCAATCCCTTATAGGTGATATCCAGCTCTGTCTTGTAGTAAAAGGCAGGATAGCCTTCGTAGCGGTCAAGCCTTGCCTCGTCTGCTTCCGTGACCGCCCACACGCCAACGGGAACCGTAAAGCCTTCCGCTTTCTCGATGGTAAGATAAGAGCCGCTCCGGCTGCCTTTAAAGAGAAGCCTAAAGCCTTTGATCTCTGCCGTACCGAGCGGAACTGCTCCGGGGCAGCGGTAATTCATCTGTGCCATGTTCAGGTTGCTTCCGTAAGCGAGGTAATATCGTTTCTTTGCCATATGATGTCCGTCCTTTCCGAAGGGATCACCCTTCTACCACCGAAAGCCCGCCTGGGCGGGTAGTCGGGGGCATAAGGCTGATTCCTTTGTCTTATGCTCTGCCGTTTCTGAAGGCTGCGTCACCGGAAAGGCGGCGGGTCAGGATGTCTCTTGCTGTGGCAAATTCCTCGCCGATGAATCCGAGGCGGAGGAGCCAGGTTCTCATTGCGTATTTCGGATTGTCGTTCTGCTGCGGCTTCGGGCTTGCGGTTCTGACTTCCTTTGCCATCTGACTCAGTGCCAGGCAAAGCTGAATGTAGCTTTTCAACTGTCCGGCGTGCAGACCGTTCATCTTTCCGTCCGCAGGTGCGTCAAACTGGAAAAGTCTGAACTCGATGGTTCCCTTGGTGAAGGTTGCGTGGAGGTTGAGCATGTGGTATCGGCTGTCGTTGTAATGGTGGTCTCTGCCGTAGTTGGCTCCGTTTCCGGTGTACCAGATATCTGCAAGCTGGCTCATGGTCTTCGGCTTCTTCTTGTTGACCGCCTTGAGGAAATCCTCATCGACCGGGCGGCAGTAGCGTCCGACTCTGTAATGGTCAAGGGCGAGGCTCTCGGTGAGGAGGCTTTCGTGGCTTGCCATGATGTTGGCGAGGTTTCTGAGGGTCTGCGGTGTATGGCCTTTTGCCCCGATGTGGATGTGGACTCCGCAGCCTCTTGTGGCATCGCTTCTTGCTCCGGCTTTTCTCAGGCGGCGGATGATTTCCTGCAGAAGTTCCATGTCTTCGTAGGTAAGAATCGGGGTGACCATCTCGCATTTCTCGCTGTCCGGTCCGCTAATGCTGACGTCCTTCTGGAATTTCCATTCCCGTCCGCTTGCGTCCCATGCGCTCCAGGTCTCGTAGCCGTTTCTTCTTGCGGTGTACTCGCTTCTGCCTGTTCCGAAGAAGTCGGCGGCAAGCTTGGATGCCTTCTCGCGGGTGATGCGGTTCATCTCGACCTCAACTCCGATGGTCTGCTTCTTCATTTCGTTTACCTGATTCTGTGTTCTTTCGCTCATTGTATGTCCCTCCGTGTTCGGTGTGTATTTCCT